CCTTATTACGGGCCGTTGATGGATTATCCAATTTATCCCGAGCATAACGACAGTTATTTAACCGAGTGCATTGAGAACTTGAAGAATAAAGGAATTGCTGTTGTTTTGCAGTAAACAGAACCTGTACGACGGGTAAACGTTTAATTGGAGAGGAGGTCAAAGGTAGTTGGTAAAGGAAGTAAAAACTTATTCAGCTGTCGCCTTAAACGGGCGACAGTTTACCCACAAAAGTAAGCGCTACTATACTCATGTAGTCGTTGTCAGCGATAACGGTGATCAGTGGGCCGAACGTTATTGTACTAAACAGTACACAGCTGAACGTGAGGCTGTTAGGTGCCGAAAGGAATACGAGAATGTTGAGGTAATAGAACTGCGAATTATTAGTTAGGAGGAACTGGGTTATGTACTACGAAAATATTTACTGTCACCTGTGCGGTCAGTTAGTATGTCAAACCTGCGGGTGCTGTGCTAATCCCGGCTGCGAAATTTGTAGTTGTCCGGGAGGTGAATGACGTTGAGTAAACAGGTGCAAAGTAGTTTAGAAGCTTTAATTTTATACGTCGGTAGTATAACTGATCGTAAACGCCGCAACAAGCTGGCTGAGGCTCTGTACGTGTTTGTAGAGAATATGCATCAAACCCATAAAAGTTTTTGTAACGAGGTTGATTTATTATTTAAACGGAGGTGATTATTAACGGCAGTTGCATTGTTCTTTCCGGGTATGTTTGTTGTTCATACAGAGAATACAGGTATAAAAATCCCACCTGACCCCAATAACTACGAAAAGCACGAATACCCTCATTGGGCAGTGTTTATAACTATTCACTGTGGTCATGCTTTTGATTATACAGTGTTGGAGGAAAATGCTAGAATTATTGCCAGTATACCTGACGATAAAATTAAGGAAATAACTTTAGACGATTTAAAGGAGCTGGGTTGTGACGTAGAACCCAACATGACTTGGGACTGAACTACTTTTAGACAAATTGGAGGTTGACTATTTATGTGCGAGTATTGTACTGAGCCATCAGGTACTAGCCGAACAGAGTTTGCCGGTGGCGATGGAATTATGTATAACGAAAACGACGGTAAACATTATCTTGTTATAGAGCACTTTAGACGTGAAATTAACCAGCTAGAAATTAGCCATTGTCCTCAGTGTGGTCGGAAGTTAGATAGTACAGAAGCGCCGGTAAACGTTGCTTCGGTTACTGTAAAGGAAAACCTTGAAATTATAAAAGAAATTATGTTGAATCAAATACGTGCACTACAAAAACGCTTTGGGTTACCTTCATTAAATTCTCCCATACAAACATTAACTTCCAGGTATGTGCTTGAAGACGTACCTTCAGTAAGTACCGAAAAAGTGTTCAAGTGTTACGGTTGCGGAGGTATGGAGTTTCACGAGGATGGATTGCAGGTAAACATATTAAATTCAAAGGTTGAAGTTAGTTTAGCCAGTAACTTTGCAAGTTCAAACCAACTTAAAGTTTTGATTTGTAACGGTTGTGGGCATGTTAATTTATTTTGTAAGAACGCGACTTTAGGTTAATCAACGAACGGAGGTATGGTAGAGGTGAGTGAACAAAATACCGTAAAAGTAACCAGTTTACCGAAATGTGACTTCTGTACTAAATTGGCTAACTATGACGGCGCTACAAAGCAGGGCCCTTGGGCTTATATGTGCGATAAGCATTTTAACCAGTACGGTAAGGGGTTAGGAATGGGAGTTGGGCAACGATTAATATTATTAGGTCAACATTATACTGAAGAGGAGTTAGATGCCTTAGAAGTTGAATGTTCGCAATGTACTGTCGAAACTAACGTTATTTGTCACGGTTGCGGTGAATGCGAAAGTTATGTTGAGTCGCCGTTTCTAAAATTCAAAAATAAAATCTTAGCTATGAAACCTGGGCCGGAGTTAGACGCCTTAGTAGTTGCTAAAGTTATGCCGGATGTGTCTTTTAAACAATACTCAACTATTTCTAGTATACCGTATTCAGTTGATATAACTGCTGCGCATGAAATAGCCCTTAAGTTGAACTATAAACTTATCCTCACTAAAGTAGATAGTGAAATATGGTTAGCCGAATTCGGTGAATACAATAGGAATTTCAGTACAGGTCAAATTATAGGTAAGACAGGTGCCGAGGCTATATGTAAAGCCGCGTTGATCATGTGCGAAATGAAAAGATTGCAGCTGAATTAAGAATGGAAAGGATAACCGTACATCAACTAATAGAACTATCACCAGGGCAAACAAAAAAAACTTCGGGAATTATGGGAACCTAAACTATACGATGTTTATACGTTTGGTTATGGTATGTTCCTCTTCCAATTGTCGAGACCCGAAGGTTTCAACAAAAACGAAGCGTTACCTCTTTTGTCAACAGGTCAGATGTTTAAGTTACTGGAGTGTAAGTCCGTTGAATTGAACTACAGTACTGAGTCACATCCCGTTATTTGTTTAAACGACGGCACCCAATTTAGTGCGCTCGTTCTTGTAGACGCTCTTTGGTTAGCCGTGAAGTATGTAATAGGTAGTTGACTTTGGAAGGATTAAACGATGGCGATTTTGTTGAACTACCTGTCAACTTTCCATTGAGGAAATTGATCAAAAGCCACTTACCAGGAAACTAAATAAGTGAGGAAATAAAACAATGCATGAACTTATAAATTTTATAAAAACTAAAGTTGAATATTCAGAACATTTTGTTAATGTGAATAAAATTATTGCCATGGCTGCTTACGAGCAGTACGGGATAATGCACATAGCGCATATTAACTGTTTTAGCTTAAAAGTTTTTAAACAATTTAGAAACAATTATCCTCGATCAGAGATTAGATTAATAGTGTCGTACGAGGATAACGAAGACATAGACATAGACATAGACATATATACTATACCTACAGCTAGTTAGCCGCCTCAGGGCGGTTTTTTTAACTTTTAACCAGGTAGACAAACAAAAACAACTCTTGTCTATTTTCTAAATGTATTATATAATAATACATGCAAGACAAATTAAATTAACAGGAGGTCAAACTTAATGGCACAGTTACATCACGTGAGTTTTGTTGTAAGTACTGGTTGGGTGAAAGAGAACGACGAGGAAGTTTATTACGTATTACGTGACATGATGAACGATTTTGCAGAAGACGAAGGAAATGCCTGCACTGAGGAAGAACTGGTTGATTTTGAAGCCGGAAATTGGTTGGTTGAATACCTGTTTCGCGACGGCGAAGTTATGTACACAGCAGGCCGGGATGGGCAGATGTTAGCTAATCAGCCTCACTGGTCAAGTGATAAAATCCAGGATATTGAACCGGAGAAAATTGAGTTGTATAAAAGCCTAATATAGTACAGAACAACAAGGGGCTTAGTCCCCTGCCGAGCGTCCAAGAGGGCGTTGGGTAGAGGATTAAAAAAAGAATTTTAATGACGAAGGAGGTCAAAACAAATGACATTAGAATTTAAAAAACACATCGCTAAAGAATTAAAAAAAAGTAAGTGGGATTTACGTGCCGGCTAATAAGGTTGAAGAGTATCATGTTATACTGTTAGAGCAACGTAAAATGGGTAAATAAATACATCGAAGCACCCACCAAAAGGGTGCTTTTTTTAAATTTGTCGAAAATTGTGCCGGCGAGACTAAAAAATCACTTGTCTAACTCAATCACTAAAGAGTATATTAACCTCTAAGTAATATAACAGTACTCGTTTAAAATAAAGAGGGTAGAGAGCAATGGAAGCAGGAAGCGCGAAAAGAGACCAGGCTTTTGAACTATTCAAAAAACATAACGGCAATATAACTAATCAGCAAATAGCCGACATAGTAGGGGTTAAGCGAGCCACAGTATGCGGTTGGCGATATAAATTCCAATGGAACGAAAAACTAAACATAACAACAAAACAATATAAGGCAAATGAGCCACTAATAAATATAGACCCGGATGACATACCTATAGGTACTAATAACTTGAACGAGAAACAAAGATTATTTTGCCTTTATTATGTTAAAAGCTTTAATGCTACCCAAGCAGCTATTAGAGCTGGGTACTCTAGGAACTCAGCTTACACAATAGGACATGACCTCTTAGGAAAACCCAGAATCATTTCCTGTATTCGTGAAATAAAAAGTAAAATGCGTAAAGAGGTATTCGTAGATAGTACAGATGTGTTAGATAAACATTGTAAAATAGCTTTCGCCGACATGACTGATTTTGTTGAGTTTGGGCAAAAGGCCGACCCAGTACCACCTGACCAGTCACCCGGCACTAATACGCCGCCTCAGGTCAGTAACTACGTGCATTTGAAGTCAAGTGATGAAGTTGACGGTTCGCTGATTCAAAGTATAAAAGTAGGTAAAGACGGTGCTGTGACTGTTAAGCTACAAGACAAGTCTAAGTCGCTGGATACTTTAACAAGGTATATGGATTTAACACCTGATAGGCATAAGCGGCACATTGAGGAAGAAAAACTCGCACTCTCAAAAGAGCAGTTTGCATTAACTAAACTGAAGGTAATGAAAGAGTTACAGCTCGCCAACGAGCCTGCTCGTGATGCGAGTAATATGACTGATGAAGAACGGAGGGCGAGAATAGATGCCCTTATCGCCAGAAGAAGAGCTGGAGCTGCAGCAACTTCTTGAAGAAGAAGCTCAGCATATGGGCCGGCAATGTTTACTTGACTTTACCTTATATACATACCTGGCCTACGAGGTTAATTGGCATCATGAGGTACTGTGCGATTATTTAGATAAGTTTGTTTCCGGCGAGGTTAAACGCCTTATGATATTCTTACCTCCCAGGAACGGCAAAAGTGAGCTTGTTTCTCGGCGATTACCGGCATATATACTGGGCAAAGACCCGGATGCAAGTATTATAGCCACTAGCTATACAGCCGATTTGTCTAGTATGATGAACAGGGATGTGCAACGTATACTGGACAGCAATGATTATTCTAATTTATTCCCGGAAACTCGGTTATTTGGGTCAAACGTTAGGACGGTTGCTAAGGGTAGTTATTTAAGAAACTCGGACATTTTTGAGGTAGTAGGCCATAAAGGCGTTTATAAAAGCGCAGGTGTAGGTGGGGCTATTACTGGTATGGGCTGTAAGTACGGTATTATAGACGACCCTATTAAAAACAGGGCTGAAGCCGAGTCAATCACTTACCGTAACGCACTTTGGGCCTGGTATACGTCAACATTCTACACCAGGCTCGAGAAGGATGCTCGAGTACTAATAACCTTAACTCGCTGGCACGAGGATGATTTAGCTGGTAGGCTTTTAAAGTTAGCTCACGAAAACCCTGACGCCGACCAGTGGGAAGTGATAACATTCCCGGCGTTAGCTGAAGAAATTAAGCATTCAGCCGACATAAGACAAACAGGTGAGGCATTATGGCCGGGTAAATACCCACTGAAAGAGCTCAGTACAATGAAGGCGACAATGGGTAGTTACGAGTGGAATGCCTTAATGCAGCAGCGGCCCAGCTCTGTTGGAGGTAACATCATACAAAGACAGTGGTGGAAGTATTGGCACTTCAGGGGTCAGAACTTACCTCCGGTCACCGTTAAAACACCTGACGGCGAGTACATTTTAATTGATTCTGAAGAGCTGCCACTTAGTTTTGACGAGTTAATACAGTCTTGGGATATGGCCTTCAAAGATACTAAAGCCAGTGCCTATGTAGTAGGGCAGGTTTGGGCTCGCAGTAAAGCCCGTAAGTACTTACTTGACCAACTCCGAGATAAGATGGACTTTGTTAAAACCATACAGGCGGTTAAAACCCTAACAACTAAATGGCCTAAAGCTGTGGGTAAACTTGTAGAGGATAAAGCCAACGGGCCTGCCGTTATATCGGCCTTAAAGCGCGATGTACAAGGTTTAATTGAGGTACAGCCTGACGGTACTAAAGAGGCTAGAGCGTTTGCTGTATCGCCTCAAATCGAGGCCGGCAACGTGTATTTACCGCACCCAATGATATTTAACTGGGTAGGCGATTTTCTAGAAGAGGTTACAAATTTTCCTAACAGTGTATACAAAGATCAGGTTGATGCAATGACCCAGGCATTAAGTCGCTTGGGTAAAAATACTACTCCGGCAAAAGATGCACTGGCCGGCGTAAATAACCCGCGTAGTAGGGCTTCACAGATGCATTGGTAAACTTACTATAAATGCAAAAGTTCCTATTTGTTTAAATATTGGAGTTGGTTGAAATAGCTAAATACGTTATTGATGGTATATTATTTCAACATAAATTTGGAATTATCCCTTACCCTGAACAGCAAAGTAACGATACTGCCGACAACAAAAACGCCTCAGCTGACATGGAGATCTATAAAACATTTCACCACAGTGCATTAATGGCCTGTGGTGGAGGCGGTGGTGGTGGAGGTGGTAGCTAGCTGTTAACGAGTACTAATAGCTTATAAGTTCCTATTCGTTTATAGTAGTCTAGTGCTTAAAATGGCTAAGGTGTAGGTTTTACCCCGGGTAAAACATTGCACAAAACAGGTTTTAACCTGTTTTTGCTGTAGGAACGACGAAATCTTGCATTGAAAACGGTCGTTCCATGTAGGAACTACATACGAATTAGACCATTTCCTTAGGAAATATACCGATAATTATACGAGTTCCTTAGGAAATATATAGCATAAACAAGTGAGTTTCCTGTGTTCCTGCACAAAAAGTAGCCCTTTTTATTAGGTTGGTGTTTTACCCGGGGTAAATACCATACTTTTGCTGGTTTAATATTAAACGTTACTTTAGAATATGAAATGACAAGGGAGGTCACTACAATGTACCCTATTATGCAGGTTGTTCACCGTTCAATAAACAGTGATTTGTTAAAAGTATTGAAAGCTAATAAACATACCTGCAAACGAGTTTATGACTCAGCTGGTATGTATTGTACTTATACGAACTGTCCTAAAGAAGAACTAAAAAGAATAGCTGTTGAACTTGGTTACAAGATCAGAGAAACTGAGCTTGAAATAAGTGAGATTACTCGTACATAATAAGTTCCATATAAACGTCGTTAAAAACTGTGGGTGCTTAAGGGTATTACCCGCTATAATCGAAACCGTATACGGGCAAGCTACAGCGCAGGCTGAATGATTAAAATACTATTTAGAGCCACTATTACCTCAGCTTAAAAAGAGTCATACTTCTTTTTATATAATGTAGTGAAACTTATATGAAGGGAGTAGTTGAATTGACTGTAGACAAACAAAAAAATCCTTCGGTGGGTGCTGTAAGTAAAAGAGTTTACATTATAGCTATTGACTTTGATGGTTGTATATGTAAGAACGGTTGGCCTGATGCTTCTAAAGGTGAACTTATTTCATCAACGGTGAACCGTATGCATGAGCAACTAAAGAAAGAACCCAATACTGAGTTTGTTCTTTGGACTTGCCGGGCAGGTAACGACTTGGAAAGTGCCAAGGAATTTATCGTTAAGCATAATTTACCCATTTTTATTTTTAACGAACCTCACCCGTCAGTATTCCCTTGGATGACAGGTGCAGAGAAGTGCCGTAAGATATTCGCTCACGAGTATTGGGATGATAGGGCTGTAACTGTTAAAGAGGTAGAGGCTACTTCAAAAACAAAACTCGCTCAACTACTTAGCGTTGCTCGTGGGTTATACGTTCTTCGGGATGAGCCTAACACTATTGACCCTTATATTTGGTTAGCTGCTCAGCTGTTAGGTATTAACGAAAGGTTAGTTAACTACGATCAACGGCATATGGCTAAAATAAAAGCTCAATACGACACAATAATTGCACTAACTGAAGAGCAAATTAAAGCCGTTTTAAATAGTTGCGAACTTGACAAGGAAACAAGCTTAGTTGATGACCTTATCAAAATTAAGGTTTTGCTGATGTACCGTCACGAATTTGAACAGTTACCGGAATTTAACGGTTGTTAATTGAGGAGTGAATATTAGGTGCTAACCAAACTATTACAGGCTAAAGTGAGCGACCTCGAGAATGAGGTAACCACTTTAAAGAACCAGGTGATTGGACTGGAAAAACAGAGTAATCACTATCGTAGCGAGTTAAAGTCTTTCACCGAGCAGGTGTTAGCCAACTTGGCTGTAGTGATAGCTAACTCTAAAGATACTGTTAAACGAGATTCAGCGATTATACTTAGACAGTAGTCTGGTTATTTTGTTGCAAGGTTTTAGTAGGGAGGAAGTAGCTTGAGCGAATTAAAGCCCTGTCCTTTTTGTGGCGGTGAAGCGAAGATTAATAAAATGCCTTATGGAGATACCTATAAAGTTACTTGTTATGGTTGTGGTATAACTATTGGGTTTACTTATAGTCATATTCACCCAAAGACGAAGGAAGAAGCTGTGACTGCGTGGAATACGAGAAATTAGTACCAAAAAAGCAGTAGGCTTTTAGTAGCCTACTGCTATAATTTGCTTACATGTATCCTCCACTCTTACGGGTTACTTTTACTTCTTTAGGTATAACTGGAGCGACTGGCTGTGATACAATAACTTGCTCTTTAGGTATAACTGGCACTGACGGTTGAGCTACTACAGGAGTGATTTCTGTTCTATTTACAACCGGGATAACTTTTACATTTTTCATATTGTTGACCTCCCTTTAATTTGTTTTCCTCTTTCTACTATTATAATCGTTATTGAGGAAATAGACAATAGTTTTTTTAAATATTTTTGAATAGTAACAGCGAGTAAGAGGTTAATTCCTCTTACTCTTTCACTTTGTAACACGTTACCCTAATAAGGAGGTGATATCATAGCAACTCAACAAATTTCACTACAGGAAATAGGTGCAGCTACCCGATCACTATTTAACCGCATGTCCGATACAGAGTACCTATCCATACTAAAGTGGCCGTATTGTTTTACTATTTATGATAAGATGCGCCGCTCAGACGCCCAAATACAGGCGTTACTTTATTGTTTGGAGTTACCTTTGAGATCAACCAGGTGGTATGTAGAGCCGTATGATAAGAACGACCCTAAGTCGGTGCAGATAGCCGAGTACATTGAGGAAAACTTATTCTCCGGCCCACCTAAAGGGCTAAGTACCCATTGGGACGATTTTATCCGGCTTACTTGTTTAATGTTTCCATTTGGGCATAGCGTATTTGAGAAGGTTTATGAGGTTGATAATAAAGGATACGCTAAATGGAAGAAATTCGCCGAAAGACCTCAGGAAACAATAAAAGACTTTACCTATGATGAAAAAGGTGGACCGATATTTATTGAGCAGTATGCAGCCGGGACTTCTTTTGTGCAAATACCTGTAGAGAACAGCTTAATTTTTACTCACCGTAAAGAAGGTGGGAGGCTACACGGTATCTCGGCTTTACGAGCACCGTATAAACACTGGTTTATCAAAGACTTCCTACTTAAAATCAGTAACATTGGTATTGAGAAGAACTATGTAGGAACGCCTGTCGCCAGGCTACCTGAAAATATAGTTGAAGGCGACAAGGAAGAAGCTGAAAAGATAGTAAGTAACTTGCGGTCAGGTCAGGATGCTGGGGTAGTATTACCTTATGGATTTACCCTTGATATGTTTGAAGGTAAGCGAACCGCAGTAGAAGTTCTACCTTACATTCAGTATCAGGATGAAATGATTGCAAAGGCTTTTCTAGCACATTTCCTTCAGTTAGGTACTGGGAGCGTCGGTAGTTTCGCGTTAGGTAAAGACCAAAGTGACTTCTTTTTAATGTCTCTAAACGCCCAAGGTAACTATATTTGTAACACGATTAATAGCTATGCCATACCGCAGTTAGTTGACTATAACTGGGATGTAGAAGGTTACCCGAAACTTCGCTGTGATAAAGTAGGTGGTCGCGATACTACAGGTTTAATTACAGGTGTATCCTCGCTTGTAGCTCAACAAATTATACTGCCGGATCAGGGACTAGAAGAATTTATGCGCGACGTGCTAGCCTTACCCGAGGTTGACGAGGATACTATACGAGGCGGCCCAGCTGAAGCATTTGCACAAACTGTTGATGCCGATGGAAACTCTATAAATCCTCAACCTAACAAGCCTGCAGCGAAAAAGCCTGTTACTCCAGAAGACGGACCACCGAAACTTGATCATAAAGTCGTACCTGTTGACGAGGATGAATCAATAAAGGCTACTGAATGTGGTTGCGGAGGTAAGCAACTTTCGGATAATGCCGGTATAAAATGGCGCAGGGATTTGACTGTATACGAAAAGCGAATAAAGTTCGCCGATATTAAAGACGAGTTTGATACCTCGGAGGCCGAGTTTGTTAAACAGGGAACAAGTATATTAGGCGAACAGTTTGCTCCGTTTTTAAAACAATTAGCCATACTTATTCAAGAAGGTAAGTGGGAAGAAATAAGTAACTTAACTATTAACAATGGGCCGTTACTCACCTATGTTGAAAGTTACCTTACAGGGTTATTCAACTTCGGTGTCGGTCAGACAGCTGATGAACTAGATACTGAAGCACCTGATACTGTGCCTGACGTCAACAAACAACTAATCGCAGTCAGGTCGGCCACAGTAGCAGAGAAGACTATTGTACTCCTTCGTAGCAAAGTGATTTTTGATACTTTAAATAGTGTTGAGTCTGGAACTAAGCCGAAGGATGCTGTTAAGCAGGCTGAACAAGGGTTGAAAGATGTAATGAAGAAAGAGTTAGACGGTCATGCAACGGTTCAAACTGCATGGGCCATAAACTCAGGTCGTCATTTTGTTGCAGGTGATAGTGGCGTAAAGGTTGCACAGTACTCAGCCATTTTGGACGACCGTACTTGTGCACTATGCCGTGAATTGGACGGGCAGATATTTGACGTAACTTCAAAAGAGTTTAAGAAGTTTACTCCTCCGGTGCATAATCGGTGCCGGTGCATATTTGCTTATATAATGCCTGACGAAGCTAACCCACCCGACCCGAATTTCAAACCACCTTCAGACGACATAGTTCAACGTCATGGAAGCTTTGTACCTAAATAAAAAGAAGGTTATAACAAAATGATTAAGTATGCTGACATTATTAGTGATTCAATCGTCGACGGCCCAGGTATTAGGGTCGTCGCTTTTCTTTAAGGTTGTCCTAGAGTTTGTGAGGGTTGTCATAACCTTACCCTCTGTTCAACCGAAGGTGGTATACTAACTACCGAAGAAGAATTCGCCGAACTACTGCTGAGTAAATTAACTCCTCTGCATACTGGAGTAACTTTCAGTGGCGGTGATCCGTTAATGCAGGCCGAGGCATTAAATAATGTAATAAAATTTTTACGTTTTCGACAAACAGGACTTGACATATGGGTTTATACCGGGTATATTTACGACGAGGTAAAGGATCTACCTGTGATGCAGATGATTGACGTATTGGTTGATGGGCCGTTTATTGCAGAGAAGAAAAGCTTGAACTGTGCTTTTCGGGGATCGTCTAACCAACGAGTCATTGAAATTAAATCCGGAAAACTGTTATTTTAAAGAGGAGGTGAACTTTTTGGGTGCAGATGTTGACGGTAAAAATTCAAACAAACGATATAAAGGGAAGTTACAATATCTTCTTAAATTAGGAGTTGACCCTGTAGTCGCTGCTAGAAAAGCTAGAGGGTATGCCGGAGGTAAAACATCGCCTAAAGCTGGGAAGACTGAAGGTGAACTTGAAGCCGAAGGTATTACTGCAGGTGAAGATGAGCAGGTTGCCGTGCCGTATAGTACAGCCAACGACTTACCGAGTACAGTTAAGGATGCACTACCTCCCAAAGCGCAAAAGATATGGATGAAGGCTTATAATTCAGCTACTGAAGACGAAGCTCACGATGCCGATAGTTGCACTATTATCGCTTGGGAAGCTATTAACGAGGCGGGTTATACTAAGCAGGCCGAAGGTTGGGTTAAGGCAAGTGACCGTGTAGGTAAAATTCACGGAATGATTGCTCTACAGGAGGCTATGCTCACACCGGCCCCTTCAGGGTTGCAGTATTCAGCTTCTTCTATGATTGAAATTATGCGAACAGGTCAATGGGATCATCCATTGTACGGTATATTGACAATCACGTCCGAAAGCATGGACGGTTTTATAGCTAACTTCTACAATAACGTTAGAGGAATAGACTTGGCTGTAGATAAGGAGCACGAACCGGAAGCTGGAGCATTAGGGTGGTTCAAGAAACTTTGGAAAGTACCCAGTGACGACGGTGAAGGTTCTTTCAGCCTTATGGCAGAGATTCAATGGACTTGGCAAGGTGAGCAACTTATTCGCGATGGAGTTTACCGTTATTTCAGTCCTGAGTTTGACTTTGAATGGACTGACCCGGAAACAGCTAATACTTATAGTAACGTGCTATTCGGTGGTGCTTTGACTAACCGCCCGTTTATAAAACGTATGGATCCTATTATATTAAGTGAAGACATGATTAATAACCTTGGGTTCGTATTTAATAGGACGAGCGGTAAACAAACAAGTGTTCCCGGTAGTAACCCGCCTGACAAGGGTTCAGGTAAACAAACCAAAGGAGGAGATGTAGACGTGAAATTATCTAAAGAGCATTATCAGGCCCTTGGATTAAGCGAAGGTGCTACTGATGAACAAATTCTCGAAGCTATTAAAGCGAAAACTGCAGTCCCACCGACAGGCTTAAAGTTAAGTACCGAACATTTAACCGTTCTCGGTTTAAGCGAAGGTGCTACTGATGAGCAAGTATTGAATGCCATTAAGGCTGTGAATACCGAAAAGCAAGAAACAGTTCAACTTTCTGAAACTGTTAGACATCTTAACGAAAAAATGACTGCCCTACAAGGTCAAACCGAACTGTTGAACAAAGAAAATATCAGGCTGGCTGAAGCTGCGAAAGAAGCTCGTTGGGAAAAAGTATCTCAAGACGCTTTTCGTGACGGTCGTATGACTGTGACATTAGCTGAAAAGTTTAAGCCGTTATTTGTAGCTAATCCGGATTCTATTGAGCCCATCATTGCTAGTTTACCCAAGGTTATTGCAGGCGAAACAGGTACTTCCGGAGCTGCCGGCAGTGCTGCAGGTAGTACTACAAAGTTATCCGAAAGTCAGGATAATGTTGCAAAACAACTGGGCCTGAGTGAGGATGCCATGTTGAAAAATGTACCGGCTTATATGAAACCTCAAGGGGAGTAAGCTTTGTTTCTTCTCTTACCGTAATATAAATTTAATTTAGCATCAAGGAGGTTATACCTAATGGCTTTAGCTACTGGTAAAGATCGTAAAAGTAAAGACGGTAACATGTTAGCTTTGACTGTGAAGGCTAACAGTGCAATTTATAAAGGAGCTGCGGTATGTGTAGGTGCGGACGGGTATCTTATTCCCGGTGCAGATACTGCCGGGCTGATTTTCGCTGGAATAGCTTATGAGTCATTGACAGGTGATGGTGCATTGAAATGCCGAGTTGAACGGAGAGGTTTATTCCTGTTTAGTATTGCTGCAGCTACCATCGCCAACATTGGTGACGCTGTATTCTTGGTTGACGATGATACTGTTGGTGTAGCGGCTACTACAGATAATGACATTTACTGCGGGGTTATTGCTGCTTATGAATCGTCTACTACAGTATGGGTAGATATTTATCCGGCATTGTTGCAGACTGATGTGGCTGTACACATCGCCGATACTGCTGATGCTCACGATGCTAGTGCAATTTCGTTAGTTGATGTTGGTACATTTACCGCAGAAACTGAAGTTGAAGGTGCTTTGCAGGAGATTTACCAAGAACTTATTTCAGCTCAAAAGGTTATTCCTATTCCGTTGAATTCATTCACCTTGGAGGACGGGACTGCTATAACAAAGTATTCTGCAGGCGGAGCAACTCCCGGATTTCAGCAGTTAGCCAATAAAGAGGTTGTACTAACCTGGGACGGTAACGCTACTCAAACCCCAATTGCCGTCACGGTGCCTTTTGTAGATCCTGGCATCGACGATGCTGCTGCTTGTGTAGTTCACCTATTAGCTAGGATGGCCGGAGCAGCTGATACTCCTGTAATTGTGCATGAGGCTTATTTTGGCGCTGGTGATACTGATTGTGCTGGTACAGACCCGGAAGTAACTGCTGCAACTTTAGCTGAGTATACCTGCACTATCGCGCACGGAGACGTACCTGCTGCACCGTCAAGCTTGACATTGATTTTAACCCCTACTGCCGGGCAGATGGCGACTGATGAACTATATATCTATGCTGCTTGGTTAGAGGTAACAAGTAAACTGAAAACTAGCTAATTAGTATTTAAAGAAATAAGCTTTTATTTTCATAATTTATTAGGGGAGTGATACAAATGGCTGTAGTAACAAGTGATTATTTAGTTGCTGCTTATCAAGGTCTTTCAGCTATTTACAATGAGACCTTTGAAGCAACTGTTCCCGAATGGCCTAAAATTGCTATGGAAGCTCCTTCGGATACAGAGTCCGAAGTTTATAACTGGGTCGCTGAAGTACCTGGTATGAAGGAATGGGTTGACGAGAGAACGTTAGAAGGACTCAAGCAGTTTAGCTTCACTATTAAGAACAAAGACTGGGAATCCACTATTGCCGTTGACCGTAACACTATGGAAGACGACAAACTGGGTCAAATCAAGCCACGTATTCAGGACTTGGCAATGGCAGCTAAAACTCACCCGGACGAGTTAGTATTTAACCTGTTAGCTAACGGGTTCACTACTATTTGTTTTGACGGTCAATACTTCTTCGACGACGATCATCCACTAGCCGACGGTACTACCCAAAGTAATAAATTAACTTTGGCCCTTGATGCTACTGGGTTACAAACTGCACTGAGTACAGGCCGTCGCCTTAAGGGTTATACCGGCAGACCGTTGAACATTGTTTTTGATACTTTGTGCGTTCCTCCTGAACTTGAAATGGCTGCCCGTAAACTTTTGTTCGCCGATGTTAACGACGCCGGTGCTACCAACATTATGAAGGGTATCCTTCCGAACCTTGTAGTTAATCCGTGGTTGACTGACCCGTCTGATTGGTATATTCTTTGTACCAAGAGACCATTGAAATCTGTTATTTTACAGATGCGCAAACGTCCCGAATTCATTTCTTTGGATAGGCCGGACGACTACACTGCATTTATGAAGAAGCAGTTCCTTTATGGAGTAGATTCCAGATACAATGTGGGCTTCGGTATGTATCAACTGGCTGTAGGATCACATGCAGCATAAGCATTTTTATATTTAAACTGTACAAAGGGAACCTAACTATAATGAGGTTCCCTTTTAACTAAATTTTAAGTCTACGAAAGGGAGGGTACATAAGTGTTATATTTTATTCGTGCCATTTCTCCTAACGGTTTTTGGAGAGCCGGTATTCATTTTACCCATAAAGGTATTAATGTAGATGCGTCTTTGTTAACCGATGCCCAGTTCACTGCCATTATGGACGAGCCCATGTTAATCGTTACCGAAATACCTCAAAAGGTTGCTGACGAGGATTAAACTGTATTGAGGTGATTCATTTTGGCTTATCATTCTCAGAGTGACGTTGAAGCTTTACTTAAACAATTAAATTTCACGTTTACTGACGTTTCTAAAATAACTTTAACCCAGCTTCAGCAGTATATTGTAGATACTGATTTGTATGTTGATAACAGGTTGGCACGTATTTATGCAGTGCCGGTAACAGATGCTGAGGCTATGACGATTCTACGGCCTGTAGCAGCTCAATTAACGGCTTCAAAATGTTGGCGCATACTATATGCGGCTCAACAAGGTGAAAGTAATAAAGCTAAAGAGTGGGAGCGACTGTCTGAGACAGTGTTAAAACAAATAATTTCTGCTGAAATGCTGTTCGGTAAAGCTGTTAAATCAAGTTCACATGTTACTCCATGGTCGGCTTTATCCGAATCAACTCCTATATGGAAAATGTCTACTGATCAGTGGTGATAGGTTATGCTAAATCTTAGATTTGAAGTGGCAGGCGATGTTCAACTCTCCCGAATGCTTGATCGAGTGAGTGGTGATTTGTCTAACATGAGGCCCGCTTGGGACAGGATACACGAAAACTTTCTTCGAGGTGAGCACGGTACTTTCGCCATGGAGGGAGCTTTCGGTGGTAAGGCTAAATGGGCTTCATTGAGTCCTAAGTACAAACTATGGAAAGAAAGTCGCTATCCTGGGCAGCCTATTTTAGTTTTAACAGGTTCGTTACGAGCGAGTTTAACGCAATCAAGCGACCCTGATCATATATATGAACCTACCGATGCAGGAGTTTCTATTGGTACAAAGATACGTACTCCCAATGGCAGATGGAACCTTGGGTTTCTTCATCAAAAGGGAACCAGTAAAATGCCGGAACGTCCTCCGGTTGAATTAACAGCCCAACAGAAAAACGATTGGGTGAATATTATGCATGAATGGCTTTGGGACGATGTAATACCGTGGCAGAGACAGAACGAAATGAGGCCGCCGAGGTGATAAGCAGTGCCAAACGCTGAACAGATAACTGATGTTTGTAAGTCAATCATCGCTAATAATATCGAAGCAAAGCTGGCAGAGATAAACGAAAAGAACGGTAAAGGAGTAATCACTCCTGTTCCTGTAGAATACTTCAGCCGTGAAATAGACGAAAACATGCTAGTCAATTATCCGGCCTGCAAGATTAGCTATTTAAGATTTTCTAAAATTGAGGAATACACCTGGCGACATTATTTGAATATAGAGTTTTACCAGGTCAACCACGATCAAGATGCACTTGAAATACAAATCAAAAGGCTTGCATCAGCAGGTCAAAAAATACTTGAAAAAGAGCTGAATTGGCATGGATACGGGCATGACCCAAAGGTAACTGATGGGTTCATAAGTTCTGTATTGCCCGTAGAGTCAGGATTCCTTCGGGCCTGTCGGTTGCAGTTTAGTGTAGATACTATCGAGGAGGGATATTGATGGCAGTAAATACAAGTTTAATTCATGTTGGGGCCGGTGTTTTGTCCTTAGATGAGGGATTATCTACGGCACTGACGGTTGAGGCTACAGAAGAAGGTGGTACTTTAGCTTTTTCAGCAGCCTTGGAAGCTATTGAAATAGATGAGGCTATTGGGCCTGTTGAAATGTTTATCACTGGTGAAGAATGTACCTTTGCCGTTACCTGTAAAGAAATTGAAGCCGCAAAGGTAAAAATGGCTATGGGTCACGGCACTATCGCGACTACTGCTGCCGGGGTAGGTACAAAAGGTAAGGATGTTTTGGAGTTCGGTAGTAGCAGTACAGTGACAAAGCGTACATTAAAGTACACTGTGCCGCGCAAACATAACCCGGCCCTTAACATCGTTGTAGAGCTGTATTATGTTGTCGCTGTTCCTTCGTTGGAAAAGAAATTTACTAAAAAAGGTCAAACCATGATAGCAATGACCTTCAAAGCATTGAATGACATGACTAAGATTGCAGGTAAGCGCCTGGGCAAGATAACCTATGAAACTGCCGAAGCAACAAGCTAAGGAGGGCTAAATAAATGGCAAGAACTGCATTGGCTGTACAATCCTGTGCCATCACAGGATTGCTCCCTTTATATACCGCTGCTAATGCCCTTGGGCATAGTGTAGCCAATAACGGGGAAACTTTTCTTCATGTTAAAAATGGTGATGCTTCCGACATAACGGTAACGCTTGTCAGTATACCTGACCCGTGGGGACGGACTGGTGACAAAGTAATTACCGTATCGGCTGCGAGCGAAAAGATGATAGGGCCTATACCGCCGTTACTATTTAATCAGGCAGACGGTACTGTTAATGTTGATTTTTCAGCTGTCACCAGTGTAACTTTAACTGCTGTAAAGTTGAGGTAATGATATGAGCGATACATTATTAAGAGAGACGCAACCAAAGCCGGGACAGTTACCTGAAATTGTCCCGGGTCAATATTGGGATCATGATACGGAGCAATACGCAGCTATTAAAGGAGCTCACGGAGCTCCTAGAGTACTTTTATGGGACACGAATGGAGGCCCGTTACTAACTACTGAGCAGCCTGGTATCGTTGACGTTACCGACCGAGCTGCCAGGGAGTTAGGTAAGATAAGTGCCGATAATCTTGATATTTCTTTGTCTGACTTGCGGGATGCTATTGCCGGAGCAGGTGCAGCGACGAAAACTCTTGCCGATTTAGCCACTCTATTAACTTCGGTTAACGCGAAGGATTTCGCAAGTCAAACCACGTTAGCTGCTATTTTAGGTAAGCTTATCTCAGATCCCTCAACATCGGCGAAACAGGACATATTGATTGCTAAAGATTTCGCAACCGAAACGACGCTTGCGGCAATTGGGTTGCTGATGACTGCCCTTACTGGCAAAGACTTTGCCACACAAACAACATTAGCAGAAATTTCAGCAAAGCTTTTAACTGCTCCTTCTACAGAAGCAAAGCAAGATACACTCATCAGCCATGTTGACGGAGTAGAAACTGCACTAACTATATTAAACGCTAAGGATTTCGCCACACAAACGACCCTTGCAGCAGTATTAGCAAAGATCATTGCAGCACCGGCGACTGAGGCTAAACAGGATACTTTAAATGCGAAAGACTTTGCAACACAGGCTACATTAGCGGCAGTCTTAGCGAAAATTATAGCCGCCCCAGCTACAGAAGCAAAACAGGATATTCTAAACGCTAAAGATTTTGCTACGCAGACAACATTGGTCGCTATTCTAAATAAGATTATAGAGGCACCTGCTACGGAGGCAACGTTAGCATCCGTGCAAGCCACATTAGCACAAGGCGGTATCCCGGCGACAACGCTGGAAACTACACACCAAAACGCTGCAACGACAAACGGCAATGGTACTGCCGCAACTGTAAGCGGGTATGGGCCAATCGCTTTCCAAATTACCGGAACCCCTGATGGTGCAACAATAACTTGGGAAGGTTCTGTGGACGGTACAAATTATACGGCTTTTAGTGCCACGAAAACTGATACAGGTGCGGCAGCGACCACGGCAACTGCCACAGGAATTTATTCTGCCAACGTATCCGGCTATAAATCCGTGAGGGCGGTAATTTCTACAGCAGGGGCAAGTACGAGTCTAACTGTCAAATCTCTTGCCGTGGGTGTTGCTAGACCTCTAACTGCCGATGTGATAACAGTCGGTAAAGCCGCCGATAATGCCGCTGTGAGTGGTAATCCTATTCTTTTGGCAGGTAGATATAGCACAACCCCAGCAACGAGGGATAACGGCGATGTTGTGACATTAGAAACTGACGCTACTGGTAGTTTACTTACCAAGCTAACTGGTAGTAAAGCTCTGGTAAGAGTTATAATGGCAGACTCAACAGTCACCTTGGGAACGTCACAAAGTGAAATAATTAGTATAACTCCAACGGCTGGGTATAAAGCGAAAGTAATTAATATGTTTATATATAGCCCAATCCCTACGGGTGGCACTACCGGTACACATGAATTTAACTGTCATTTCGGATCATCAGTAAACCAGAGAGCGTTTAATATTAAAACAGCGTATAATAAAGAGCTACTTATATCAGGTAATGCGCCATCCTCGACGGTAGATACTAAAACACCAAACAATGACGCTATTATTAATTCAAATATACAAAAAATAGAATTTACCGTAGCTGAACCGTTAAAAATACAATATAAAAACGACACTGGTGCAACACAAACATTTTCCCGGAACATCAGATTAGTTGTAATTGAGGAGGCAATAATAGCATGAATATAGGAGACCGTTTTGAGGTTGAAAATGAACAAATGCAAATAGAAATATATGAAGTAATTGAAATTCGTGATGGAGTTATAATTTCGAGAAAGGTATCGTAATTTAACCAACTAACGAAGGTGCTGCTGTTAGTTGGTTAGTTGACATTAGGTGAACTTAAAATACCTCCAGCTATTATTTATACATTAGCTGGAGGTGATTATTTTGTTATTAACCGAATCTTACAAATTATACGATGCTGACAAACGGTTACTTGGTTATTCGCCACATACATTAACAGCTTACGGGTTACAAATAAAACTACTTATTCGGGATATAGGGGATGTTGAAATTTCAACTGTTACCTACTTACAACTGAAGGAATATTTGATTAAACAAGAGCATCTTAAGCCGGCTTCAGTTGGTCACCGAATAAGGTTCATTAGATCGTTTTTCAGATATCTGCACGAAGAAGGATTCATGGAACGAAATATTTCGGCCAAACTTAGGGAACCCAAACAAGGTACTAGGGTTCCAAAGTTTTTAAACGAAGAAGAAGTTGAATTGTTAAGGGATAGCTGTAATACTTTACTTGAAAAGTCTCTCACTGAATTTTTCTATGCCACAGGATGTAGGATTGGTGAAGTAGCAGGTCTCAACCGAAAGGATATTGATTGGGACTCCCGGTCGGCTATGGTTATTGGTAAAGGTGACAAACAACGGGAAGTGTACTTTACTGTCAAGTGCCGAGTATGGTTACAGAAGTATTTACAAAGTCGAACCGATGATTGCGAAGCTTTGTTTGTTACCGTGCGAAAACCTATTCGCAGAATGTCTATAGCTAGGATTAGAGAAGTCATAAAAGCTGTTGCCCAACATTCTGAAGTTGAGACTAATGTTTATCCTCATCGGTGGCGACACACTACAGCCACTGTTATGGTTAACAATGGAGCTCCTATTGAAGTAATACAGTCTAACTTGGGTCACGCTAGACCAACTACTACAATGATATATGCGCACTTATCTGGCGAACGTCGCCGTCAAGAGTACAACAGGTATTTTAGGTAAATTAATTTTTTAGGGAGGTAACATAATGATTTGTGAAACGAACAATACCGTTGAAGGTAAAATTGAATCCATAAAAACCCGCACATCCGATCAAAAAATGACCCGTGAGGGTGTACCAGTCAGTATCGGTGGTCAGGTATTCGAAATTAAGCCGTTGGTACGCAAGCAGGCTCGGGCTTTTCGTAGAAAATGGGCTGAAATGACAGGGAATTTTATTGGTCTGCAAGATGTACAGGTAGAATCACCTGCCGAAGCTATCGCTGCCGCGTTCGATAAGCTAGACAGTGCTGAACCCTTACAACTAGAAACCATTGCATTGGCTATTCCAGAACTGGTAGGCAAAGAGGACTGGATTGACGATAACGCTACGAATGAGGAATTAGCTGAGGCAATGGTTTTAGCCTTACATATGAACGGCCTGGGAAACCCTACGAACCCTCGGTAGAGGGGGAGCAAGTAACTCTTGCAAATGTATACGAAGGTTTTATGACAGCCTTCCCATCGTATACGGTGGAAAAGATAGAAACTGAGCTTACCGACGAACAAATGACTTTGCTTGTTGAGAGTAGACTAAACAGGGTACAGGGAACCTCCGGTGATACTACGGAAGATCTGGCACTTAATGCTCTTGATAGTAAGGGCAAGGTAACACGAATGAACATAGAGGATATGGAAAATATGCCGGGATTTGCGGTTGAAAAGGTGGTGGTGCATCGTGGCTAGTGCAGCTGATTTACTTATTAGGATCGTGGGTGATTCAAGAAACGCTGTTGGTGCTTTTTTAGGTTTACGTCAGGAAAGTACAAATACTATGGCAGCAGTTAGAAACGCTGTGCGAGGTGCTACTAACCAACTTAATACTGATGCTAACGGGGTTAGGCAATCACTCAGTCGAATGTTTAACGATGTAAGCGCCGATCAACTTATCTCTCAACTCAGACAAGGTGGTCAGGCTGGTGACGCGGCCGCACAAGAAATTATTCAGTCACTCAATTCTATTCAAAGTGAGACTGACCGCACTGCTGCCGGTATGGCTATATTTGGTGAATCTTGGAGAGATGTACAGCAACAAGCAGGTCAGGCAGCCGACAGTATGCGCAATTCGTTGTCAGATTTATCCAGAAGAGCTGAAACCGAGTCGGAACAGATGCGACAGGCCCTGTCGGGCATATTCGATAATGTGACTGCTGATAATTTAGTTCGCGAGTTAAGGGCCGGAGGTGCCGCCGGTGAGCGAGCTGCTCGGGAAATATCAGCAGCTCTGGCACAGGTGAATGACGACGTTGACCGTAATCGCCGAGGACTTGTTATTTTCGGTGCGTCCTGGCGGGATGTTTCGCAGGATGCCCGTCGTTCTCAGGATGATGCTCAAGACGAACTCCGAGATACTGAAAATCTTTTAGACAGAGCGAAAAGAGCTGCTGTAGGATTGGCAGGTGCCTTTGCAGGGATACAGATCGCTGGTGTTATGGATGATGCG